TTGAATTCTACTACTGTTGTTCTACTGTGTAGAGGTTCAATGATTTTGTTTTTAAAATTACATGTAAATATAAACCTACAATTCTTTTGGAACTCTTCTATCGATGCACGAAGTAAGAGTTGTACATCTGGTGTAGTGTTGTCTGCTTCGTCGATGATAAGGACTTTGTGCTTTGCTGATGCTGTAAGTGATACAGTTGCAGCAAAGTTTTTTGCTTGGTTTCGTACGGTGTCAAGGAATCGTCCTTCATCTGATCCGTTAATGACATAGAAATCTGCTCCTAATTCATTACACAATGCTTTTGCAATAGTTGTTTTACCGACACCTGCTGTGCCTGATAAAAGTAAGTTGGGAATCTCACCCTGTTCTACGAAACTGTTGAACGTAGATTTCACATCAGGAGGTAGAATACAGTGCTCAATTGTTTTTGGTCTGTATTTCTCCACCCATAAAAATTCACTCATAATAATTAATTAACCCAGTTAGGTTTTCGATCAGGTAACCTTAGATAATTATCTGATACCCATGGTTTGCTATTGATATAATACTTGTATGCTGTAAAAATGTCAATAGTCTTATCATACTTGAACTGATCAGGACCTGCGAAAACAAAATGTGTTGGATCAGTATCCTGAGGAGGAAATATTTTTACAGCATGTTCGATAGTTGATTGACAACTATGTATCTTACCATATCTAAGACTATATTCAAAGCATAAAGCAAGACCATGAATGATTAACCATGTCCAATGATCTTGTGCCCATACAGTGCAAGGATGATTACGAAAAGCACCCTTATCTGTTTTGTATGGTGTGCCATCTAGTTTAGGTAAAGAACCAAAACCATGACCCCATTTATCAGATGCAACAATAGAAAGCATTTGACAGGTCTCTAGTGGCATCTTGACGATGTGTTTGTCAGGTAATACCTGAGCAGACTTTGTTGGGGAAGGATCAGTTACAAAGATGTTCATAGTTCAGTGTCTTTTGGTAAATAAACTTCTACAATAGAATGACATTTTGGACATGATAGATTAGTAACTATAGCAATGTCTTCACACCCATAGTCTTCGCCATCAAAGTCTGATCCCCAGATTAATTCTGTTCCACAGTGCCAACATTTCATGTGTTAGGTTCTAGAGCAATGTAGTATTTGATTCCGTCACCTTTGAACAGAGCAACGTTGGTCTTACTTAATACTACATCATAATTACCACTTAGCAACTTCAAGTTTTCAACTTTGAAACAAAAACAAAACTCTTCTGTAGTAGTTCCAACTTCTACCGAGTAATTGTTGGAAGTATCATTCTTTTTATCTGTCACACAGAGTTGCATAGTTTCTCCGTCACCATACAAACAAAGATCAGGAAGTTGATACACCATAGCAGCACGTTGTAGTTGCATCAAGATCTTAGATTCAAGTCTGAATTCAACATCCTCTGATGGCAAGTTGATTTCTTTTTCTGGTGCCTGAGTAATGATATCAGGATCAGCATAGAAATAACGTGTCTTTGATTTACCTTGTAGGTCACTTACTGTGACGTAGTTGGTGTTTGTAGTATCGATCTTTGGTGACTCAAACAGAGATAGACCTCCAAGGAAAACTCCCAAGTCGTAGATAGAAATTTGCGAATCAAACTGCTCTTCGACATCGGCAATAGCGAGTATGTTTTTATTAATACTGAGTGTAGAAATCTTATTGCCAGGTTTAATAACAATAGACTTGTTGATTGAACAAAAGTTTTTAAGGACTTCAATGGTTGGTTTGGAAATTACGGTCATAATAAATTAGTCTTCTTGTGCTGCCCAAGTTACTGCAGCGTAGTTTGCTTCGTCTCTTGTGTGAAAGTGCATGAGTAACACTCCATAGTGTAGCACCTTTAAGAGATCTTGTCTAGCACTACCCTTCCTATCATAACGCGAAGCGTACTTTAGAATGTTACTTCTACAAAATGCTTTAGCATCACCACAGGCATCAATTACATCGAGAGTCTGAATCTTATCACTAGCATAGTGTTGAGAGTAAGTTCCCTCAATGTAATGTTGGAGTTCCTCTAGGAACTCCTTTTCGCGATACTTCATCTGTGATCCTCAAGTAATGTAACGTTATCATTAGTATACTCTGAATCGTCTCCTGCGTCAACTTTTGTATAGAGATCTAGGAAAGATTGTTTTGTATCTTCATCAAAACGATTAACACAGTTTGTGATTGCGGTCAACTTATCGCCAAAGATTTGATATGCTGAAACAATGTGAACCAAACGACGAGTTGTAATAACTTCATCCACACCACCGTCAAAGAATGTCTTACGGATAACACCTGCCCACTTGATTAGATTCTCTGCAAAGTCTTTATCACATCCCTGATTGATCAAGATCTTAGTCTCGATAGTAGCAGAAGGATACTCTTGCTCGAATGTAATTGGGAACCTCTCAAGGAATGCTTCGTTAAGAATATTTGTTCCTACGAATCTACCATCATCAGATCCTTTACCTTTAGTGTTAGCAGTAGCAATAACAGTAAATCCTTCAGCAGGTTTTACATACCTACCAATCTTCTTAAGGAATACACCTTTACCTTCCAAGACAGATTGTAAGCATAGAATCTTGTTTGAAGCAAGATCAATCTCGTCTAGAAGGAGGACAGCTCCCCTCTCCAAAGCTTCAACCACAGGTCCGTTGTGCCAAACAGTTTCGCCATTAACAAGACGAAACCCACCAATAAGATCATCTTCGTCGGTTTCAATTGTGATGTTTACCCTAATTAGTTCTCTATTTAGAGTTGCACATGCCTGTTCAACAGAAAATGTTTTACCATTCCCAGACAAACCAGTGATGAATGTAGGATAGAAAATTTTAGATTTAAGAATCTTTTTTACATCAGTAAAGTTACCGAAAGGAACATAGTTTGCATCCTTATCAGGAACTAGATTTTGCTGAATAGCAGGGATAGCAGCAGGTGCTTGGAAAGTCTTCTCAAGTTTTTCTTGGATAGTTAGATTCCACTTACCAATACCTTGCTTGTATTTTTTAAGTCTTTTCTTTACTGTAGCAAGAGAACAATTGAAATGTTCAGATGCCTCAAATAAAGCTTTTGTATTTACCTCAGTACCAACCTTTTCAGAAAGGTATGTAACTAAGTCTTCGGTTGTAACGGGAACGGGTTCAAAAGGCATCGGATTAATTTGTTTGTATGAATATAGTATAGAGCATGAAGGGGGTAAATCAACCCCCTAGTGGACACTTTCTCAAGTGGTTATGATACATACTCTACGAATGAACTGAGTAGTTTTTTGTTGGTAGATTTGTTACCTAGCATCTTCTTGAATGCTCTAGAAATCTCACCCTTCTTAGCACCAGACTCAACGTTGAATTCAGTTTCTGAAACTAATGAGTTGTTAGAGATAGCATAGAGAGCACTGTATCCTTTAGGATTAGGAATGATTGCAGACTTCTCTTTTCTCCATTGTTTCTGGACTTTAGGATAGTCATCCCATTCTGCATACTTACCAACAAACTGCTGAAGACAACCACCTGGAAGAATACGGAATCCAATAACATTTACAGAAGGATTACGATCACGAACCTGCTGAATGAAAATACTTGTAGCATTATCATAATCAAAACCACTGTAAACACGACCAGTTGTACGGTCACGGAGGATTACACCAAAATCAACACGACGTGAAACAATTCTGGTTTCATCTGCATGTTCATCATAGATCTCTTGACCGTATGAACTAGAGCATGCTTCGCCGTCAGATAGAACACATACATTTACTTTTTGTAAATCATTCTGCTTTTTGAAATCAGGGATGATGTAATTTAACATTACGATTGCTTCATTCAAAGGAGTACCAGATAGACCAATACCAAAAGTTGAACCATATCCTGTATTGTGTCTGTAGACAGATGCTTCACGGAAAAGATTTCTGCACTGCATCTCATACTCACGAGAGTTAGAACGAGATGAAACAAAATTCATTAAGTGAAAGCAATTTTCATCAATATAGATTTCATTCTTCTTAACATCTTCATGACGAGAAGAATAGTAACTGTAACGATAATCATTCCAATCTTTATTCTCAGTGCTATTTTCCATTGCTCTCTGAGCGGCATACCATTCATTAGTAAACGCATAGACTTCAAATGGAATTTGAACTTTCTTACAGAATGCAGTAAGATTTAAAACTTGCTTTACTGTAGCAAGTAATTCGCTAGACATAGAACCAGACCAATCAAGAATGAAAAGTAAACCATGGTTCTTACCATCAGGAAGGATTGTTACTTTCTTGAAAAGGTCTTCGTTGTATCTGTAAGTATGTAACTTTGCAGTATCAAGAACACCAGTTTTAGATTGACCTGCACGAGCATATGCATCAGCAGATTTTTTACACTCAAACTCTTTTACAAGATAGTTAACTTCTTTTTGAGATTGCTTTTTGAATACTTGATATCTAGCATCTACTTCTAGATATCTCTCAGGATCTTCTGCATTCTCATTGATCCAACCATGAAGTACTTTCCAATCAACTACGTGATTATCTACATCAACTTTCTGAGGAATCTCAACATAGACTGGATCTCTTCTTTGACCTCTTGAAGATAGTTCCTCTGTTGCATTATCAAAAGAACGTTGAGTTTTAGATTCTTCAAGTGAATTCTCAGGTTCAGTTAGATTACCATCTTCATCATACATATCATCTCTTACATCTTCGAGTTCTGTTCCTGATGATTTTGATTGGTTAGGAGCAGATGTTGCACCACCACCTCTAGATGATGAACTACTTGATACAGTTGGTTGATCTTCTTCGCTAGACTTAGACTCTCCTGATTCATCAGATGAAGATGAAGATCCATTCTTAGATTGTCCACCAGTATTACTTTGAGGTTCAAACGCTTCAGCATCTTCTTCTGCAGGTACTTCCATAGTTGCCTGCTCTTCTTGTTGTTGCTTACTGAAGTTAAAAACATCTTTAGCAATTTCTAACACTTCGTCAAAAGTCTCAGCAAGATCTGTACGAGCAACAAATAACTTTTCTTCGATAGAGAATGGAATCAACGCACTAGCACCAATCTTGAAGTGCAGATTGATACGGTCAATCAAACTGAACTCAGATGTATCTTCATCTTCAACACCAAAGAAATCTCTACTATTTAATTCTTGATAACCATTATTAAAAGACTTGCGAAGACCTGGAAACTTACGCTTCATTAGTTTCTCAATACGTGCATCTTCGATAACATTTATAAAGTCTTGAGGGCATTGTGCTTTCTCTCTCCAGTCTTCATTAGGAGTGAATAGAGCATGACCTACCTCATGACCTACAAGCATATCATACACAGTTCCAGAAGCGTGATCCCACATAGGAAGAGTCAAGACACGACGATCTACATCAAAGGATGCTGTAGCAGTTCTGCGGTGTTCTACGATAAGATTCTCTGTAGCGAGAAGACGAGCAAGATTGCCTTTGATTTCTGGTTGATTTGTATGCATGACCGTTTGTGTGTTATGCATCTATTGTACACGTAAATTTGACCTTGTGTACCACTATTGGACCACTTTCTAAAGTGTCACATTACCTGCTAAACTAATTCTAGGTTTATCAGTTGAATAATATGGGTGTACTCCGTGATAGATCCTAGCGGGGAATAATATCATGCGTCCATTATCTCGATAGTCAATCTCAATATTTTGACAATATGTATGTCCAGAATGTGAAGGATGGATAAAATAAAAACATCCTGGGTAAGGTTGATTAGAAGATGCAACCCTATAATCTTTTCTTTCTTCCTCTAAAGAGTATGGTATATCATGAAAAATAACCCAACTGTATATACCCTGATGATTGTGTGGTGGATTGTACATATACTTTTCAGTCACGTTAACCCACATAGTATCTAAACTAAGAGAATCAAAATTATACTTCGGTCTAATAATTTTTTCTACTTCATGTTCATACTCATCAGTTAGTTCTTTATGAGTATCTTTATAAGTCTTTACTAGTTCTGAAATTATAGGACCTAGAAGGGGTGTTGCTTCTGGTAATAACCAGTTGTCTGTTTGTATACCAGATAAACTAGTTTTCTTTGTTCTATCAGCAGACCAGATTAAATCATCTAATGTTTTTCTAGTCCCTTCTGGTAATGTTGTATGTACATACCCTGATGAAAAGAAAGGAGAAAAATTAATATTCACGGATGGTACTAAAATTCTTTGGTTTCTCTACAATAAGAGTTCTCTCAAATTTATCACTCATAGCTTCTTTGTGTGAGATTACAAACACATTAGTACGGTCATCAAAATTTCTCAGTATCCATCCTAACTCAGATGTACCTGATTGGTCAAGAGAACCATCAAATATCTCATCTAAGATAAGTAAGTTAGTATCCACGCTATTCTTAAGCTTAGCAATACTACGCCAAGTGAGCAGAAGAGCGATATCAATACGAGCTTTTTCTCCTTCGCTGAACGATTCATAAGAAAAAACATCGCGATACCTTGATTTAATCGTTTCCTCAAAGTTTTCATCGAGAGTAAAATTAACGTAGAACTCCATGTTTCCAAGATAATGTGCAATCATCTTGTTCATGGTGGGAAGATAAGTTTTTATAATTCTAGTCTTGATACCACTGTCTTTCAATAGTTTTGATGCAACACTTAATGTATCTTTATCTTTTCTAGTTTCATCTAGTTGTACAGATAAATCTTTTTTATCAGAAACAAGAACTTTTAACTTAGAGTATTCTGCCTTTGCATCAGCATTATCATTATGTATTTCTTCGATCTCATTATTGATGTCTGTGATAGCTTTTCTTATTGAAGTTATCTCATAGTTTGTTTGCGTTACCTGACTATTCAAGTCACTAATCTCTGTAGATAACTCATTAAACTTTTCAACTCTAGTTTGTTCTTCTCCAATTGCATTGTTTAGTTCATCAAATCCCTCTTCCATTTCTTGTATTTTATTTTTACCATTAGAAATTTTTTCTTTTCTAAAACTATCTTCTAAGGTTTGTGTGCATGTAGGACACACATGATTGTCTTCAAAAAACTTATGTTCTTTCTTGATTGAGTTAAGTTTATGTGTTAACTTCATCAAGTATGTGTTCAACTTAGTAAGTTTTTTACTGGACTGTTTATAGTCCAACATTTCTTCATTAAGTCTTAGGATTTGTTGTGTGAGATTTGTAATAATATCTGAGTTATCTGTTTCCTTCTGCTCATATTCAACAATTTTTTGTTTCTTCCTGTCAATTTCTTCCTTGTCTCTCTTCTCCAAATTCAACATATGTTCTTTCTGGATGGTAATTTTATTCTTAACTAGTTCTAATTCATATTCAACATCTCTTAGTTCTTCATTATTAATCTTAACCTTTGCTCGCAGGTTATCATTCATCGTAGAGAAGATCTGAATGTCTAGAATGTCTTCAATAATTTCCCTTCTCTGTCCTAGAGGCATTCTCATAAAGGGAACAAATGTTGAAGCACCCAAGATTACAACCTGAGTAAATGATTTGAAGTTCATCTTCAAAACATTCTTTTCAAAATTCTTTTGTTGATCATTAACAGCTGCCTCTTGATTAAACAACTGTCCGTTTACTGATATCTCAAGTTTGTTTGGTTTGATAGCACGCATTACTTGGTATTCATTTTTACCAATTGTAAACTCTACCTCAACAACTGTATCCCTATCATTGATACTATTCACTAAAGATGACTTACTAATTTTACGGAAAGGTTTTCCAAACAAACCAAAAGTAAGGGCATCCAAAATGGTGCTCTTACCTGCTCCGTTACTACCAACAATCAAATTAGTCTTTGCAACTCGAAGATCAACTTCCGAGAAG